GCCTTCATGCTACACTCCATTCTAAAGCATTGACGCGCGAGCAACAGTCGATGCAGAACATTGATGGTGGACTACGGGAGTGGTTCTCGCATGGTCGCGATGTCTATGAACTTAGACGTGAGCAGATGAAGGAGATTGCGAAACGTGCCGATATTTCTCATGGCTGTACTGTCATTCATCAAAGTTACGATGATAGACTGCAAGCGTGGAAAGATAAGTACGAGTAGCTGTCTTGAGCGGACATTAAATGCTCTCCGTCTTGGGCAGACATTAAATGCATCCCTCTGGGCGTATCCCACCATGTCCAAATAACCAAAAGGAGGATCTCTGTATTGGATTACCGTGTTAGTCCGACAGGTCAGTCACAAGGACTTACATAGGCTTGCAGAGATAGGCACTTTCCCCGTAGAGTACCCCTATTTAGGGGAGTGCTCGCCACACGCGAGACTGACACACGCCTCATGGGATAAGTCACCCATTTGAGCGTTCATATAGACTTGCTACAAATAGATTTAATATAACAATAAATGAGGAAAGTACAGAGACACAAGAACAGAACGTTAAGTTCAGTGACCAAGTGACGCAGTGGGATTATACGGTTGACAGCATGCCAGATTCCACTTTCAAAATTGCTGATACAGATGATGCTGATTTGGGAAATTTCTTTTCTCGCCCACTCAAAATCAACTCATTTGCTTGGGGAACTAATACTACCTTCTTCGAGAAGTTCAACCCTTGGGAAGACTTCTTTGAGAATCCAAGAGTCATGAACCGTATTGCAAATTTCAATCTCTTACGATGTAAGTTGAAAGTCAGATTTGTAATAAATGGCAATAGTTTCCACTATGGACGTGTGATTGCGTCATATCTTCCTCTTGCGGAGGATGATAATTTCACACAAGATCGCGCGTTCTTCCCAGCGGATATTACTGCTGCTAGTCAGCGACCACATGTGTATCTTGATCCCACCACAAGTCAAGGTGGGTCCCTTACACTTCCTTTTGTGTTCTACGGAAATGCTTTGAGCATTCCCAATCAGGACTGGAGGCGTATGGGGAAGATTATTATGCACAGTATGGAGTCTCTTAAACATGCAAATGGAGCATCAGATCAAGTTGTGATGTCAGTATTTGCATGGGCAGAAGATGTTTCTTTGTCTATTCCTACGTCCAATGAACCGGACGCACTTTCTCCCCAGATGGGGGAGATCTTTGCGCCTCAGGCTAAAGACGAATATGGAACAGGCCCAATATCACGCCCCGCTGCAACCATCGCAAAGGTAGCAGGAAAGCTTAGCAATGTACCAGGAATTGGAATGTATGCTAAGGCTACTGAGATGGCAGCTGGTGCAATGTCTGGGATAGCATCCTTGTTTGGATATTCTAGACCAATCTCTTTGGCCGAGATACAACCATACAAGCCTACTATAGTAGGTAACATGTGTAATACTAATGTTCC